GATCCCGGCGGACTGTGCGAGGTGGCGACCATCAGTCATCCACCTCAGGGCGATCTAACCTATCGGCGATTCGTGCCACAACTCGCCCAATTCCATCGACCCTACAGCGGAGATTCTTAATTTCCAGATGCTGCGTGGCGACAAGATGGCCCAGCGCACCGACTTGGCACTTCATCCGCGTGATCTTCTTCCGCCGTTTCATTTCTTCCACCCCGTAGCATTCAGCGCTGCCACGGCGCCAGACACCAGCGACTGAAATACAGGCCAGACCTCGGCGAAAGTGGTCTCCGCCTTTCCAGTCACAGCGAATGCCGCCTCCAGCATTGATCGCACCATCGCGAGCTTCTGTTCTCCCGCCCCCTGTCCTGGGATCGCTTCTTCCGCGCTGCGGATTAGGCCGATGATCAGCGGGAAGCCCTGGTTCATCAGGGAAAGAATCAGGAAGAATTTCGCCATTTCGATACCTCAATTTTTACAGGTCAACATCAGCATTCCACCATCAACACTGCGCACACCATCAGCGATTGAAACTATCGAGTCCAGGGTCGTCCCCTGGATGACAGCGGGACGAGGCATCAGGTGACACACGCAGCCAGGGCACGCGATGGAGCACACCAGCAGACTCAGGGGCAAGCACATCGTCGGGCTCCGCATCGGGGTACACACCGATCTCTTGGCGCCAACCCCACCCGACATCAGCGCTCGTGGCGCGAAACCAATACGCCAGGACCAGCCCGGAAAACTGCCAAACCCACTGCGAAACGTCATCAATCTCTTGCCGCGTAAACTCCCCCGGCAACCACCCAGCGCCCGCGGCGAGCTTGCCGAGCAGCGCCAGAAAAGGGGAGAAGACGGCGACAAAGGCGCCCACGTCTTTCCACGTAGCCGAACGGCGCAGCTTGGCTCCCAGCCACAGCGCTCGGAAAAGGTTCAATGCCCAGCTCATGCGACACCCGCCAGCGAGTCCAGCGCCTGCCGATAGGCGGCGAGGCACCGCCCCATGCCGTGCTTTGGCTGGCCGGAGGTAGATCGGGGCAGGCTGGCCCAGCGCCCGGAGGCGGCCACGATGGCGGCCTCGACGTTGCCGGCGACCACCATTGGTGGAATACCCAGCGAGCGGCAGATCGCGTACCAGCAGAACGCATCCTGCTCACCGGGGGAGAAGTCCCGAGGGATGTACCGGCGCCGCAATGCCTGGTCCTGCCAGGTCGGTTTTGTGATCTGGTAAGCGCCGGCGGCAGTGGACTTGCACCCCGGCTTGAGTCCCGCCCTGCGGCAGTATTCGGGAGGGAGGGCCTTACCGGTCCACTCCCCAGTTACGGCGGGATGATCGCTCAGATCCCGCAGGGTGTGCCCATAGCCGTAGACAACCCGATAGGGATCGCGCCCGCCGGCACCGGTGCCCTCGGCCCAGCACAGCAGGGCCAGGAAGGCTTTAGCTTGGGGAGATTCAATCATCCTCGGGCCCCTCCAGCTCGTCGGTTACTGGGGCCGGATTGAAGGCCGGGCACAGCAGGCCAATCGTCGGGTAGCCTTGGCGACCGATCAGGCATACCTCGCGATAAACCGGATCTCCAGCCACGTAATACACCGGGCTATTTTGTGACTGACGACAGGCATAACAGGCGGCGCTACTCATACCGATAGTCTGCCGTCACGACGGCCGCGGCCTTGTGCTCCGCCCAAGCAACAAACGCTGGGTCTGCCCCCACCGGCAGGGGGTCATCGGGCATCGGCGCCCACCGACCGCGACAATTTGGGTGCATGACACCGGCCGCCGGCCACCACAGTTCGCTGGGCTCGCGCTCGATCAGCGTACCCGCGGCGCTGCGCTTTCTGGGGCTCGCTGATCGCCCCAGGTTGGTCTTTCCGATCCAGACCTCCTTCCATCCATCCTTATTCGGCTTGTCCGGGCTCACCAGGGTCAGGATCATGCCGTTGATCTTGCGACAGAACGGACAGGCCCCTTGATAGGCTTCCAGCCGACGCAGCCTCCTGCCCTCGGGCGTGCCGGCTAGAAAGCCCTCGTTGGCATCCCGACCAATCTCGGTCAGGGCAATTCGGCGCCAGTCGCGATTGAGGTCGGCAAATTGATCGGAGATTCGCGATTCCAGATCCTTGTAGGTGCGCGGCTCCCCGAGCGCCACCGCCTCGTGATGATCCAGAATGATGGCCTTGATCTGCCGTCTCGTGGCGTCCCCAACGTCGGTTATCAGCTCCGCGGCGCGGGCCTTCGCGAACTCCATGATGGTGCGGGAAAGCCGGGTGGACAGAGCCCCGATACGCTCGGCCGCCGCCAAGGTGGCGGGCAAGGCCGTCGCTAAACGCAACAGGGACTCCTCGGGATGGGCCTCGACAGGCAGGGCGGCTTGGAGCTTGCCCGCCAGGTTGGCCCGCACCGCTAACAGCTCCGCCTCCTCAGCAATCGCCCGATCGGGCAGATAGCGGTGCAGGATCAGATCCACCAGCAACAGCCAATCCTCGATGTCATAGTCAGCGGGCGACTTACCCTCTAGGGTCTGCGCCACCTCCTTGCGCTCGGCGTCGGTCCAGCGGGTCCAGGAGTAGGCTTTGAACAGATCGGCGAATACGGGCTTGCCACGCAAAACGGGCAGCAACGCGCCCGCGATGCTGTCTAACAGTGCCGCGCCCCAGGCGGTGCACCGCTCCACATGCTCTCGAATCAGCGGATTCTCATGGGGGCGCCAAAGCGCGCCCTCATCGTCCGGGGGATCGGCGATAGCCTTGTGCAGGACCTCAAGGGCGTGATCGGTGCAACCGCAGGAAACCTGGCCGACATCGATCAGCAGCGGGGTATGGCTCACGCTTCGATGATCCAGGGGGGTAGGAGGTCACCACTCAGCGCTTTGCGGAAGCCGAGCGAGCCCCGCGGGGGGGCATCTTCGCCCTCCTCTTCATCGTCGCCCTCCGACTCCTCATCCTGCTCATCGCCGGACGCCTCGCCCTGTTCCCCGTCGTCTTGCGGTGGCTTGCTTTGCCTATCGGCCCCCTCGCCCTCCTTCTGCTCCGCTGCCTGTTGAAGCTGCATCCAGGGGCCCACCAGGGAGGGATTGAGCGGCGCATTCCCCAGGGGGCTATCGAGAGGTCCGTACCCCTCTTGAGCGCGAACCTCGTTGACGGTGAGCACCGCCTTGCGCAGCTCGTGGCGCTTCTCGGCGTCCTCGGGATCGAGTCCGGTCCAGCGGAATACCAGCTTGTCGGAATAGTCGGTGACGATGAAATCGCTGAACAGTCCCTCAAGGTAGGCCATCAGCGGGCGCAGGCCGGAATCGCGCGAGGCGGCCAGTTTCTCTGCGGTGTCCGACCCCGAAAGCGCAGAGGTGTTGCCGGCGGTGAAGCTGTCGAAGTTGATCTCCGCGGGCGACATCCCGTACACCGCGCAGATGATCGACACCAGAAAGGTCATCCACTTGCTGAAGTGCATCTCGTTGAAGTCGATGCCCAGGCGCTCGAAGGACGCCTTGCTGGCGGGATCGCGCGAGGTCAGCACCGGCAGGGTCCGGCGATTGTTGATCCCGCGCACCGTGGCATTCCAGTAACGGCGAAAGGCGACGAGGTCCTCGTTGGAGTATTCCCCGACCAGGTGCAGGATGCCTTGTGGGATGGAGTTGTCGTCGAACCCCTTGGAGTTGTAGGTCATTGCGTTGAGAAATCCGGTCACTACCCGGATCAACAGCTCGGTCTCGCCCATGCCGTAGCCGGCCAGGCGCACATCCGCGCGGGGATTGCGCGGCTCGTAGATCAGATCGGCGGTGGTGTAGGCGGTCAGGACCTGACCCGAGATCACCTGCACGGCGAAGATGCTATCGTCGCCCCGGTAGCCCTCCTCGGTGCACAGCCGGATGGTGGAGCCATCGAGCGCATAGAGCCCATCGATCCCGCGTCCGCCGCGCCGCGGCTCGGTTTCGATGGCGGCGGCGTCGTAGACCAGGGACTCGCGCACCAGCTTGGCGAGAAAGGTGGGGAAGTTGTCGCGGTGCAGGGCCCTGCGGCGCCGGGGGTTCATCTCCCAGCCGCAGTGATTCAGGAACTGCGAGAGCAGCCGAATCGAGGAGCGTTCCTCGGCGGTCAGGTTGTGCTCGGGATCGACGTGCGCGATGCGAAACCCTGGGCCGCTGTCGCCCTCCTGGGGATTGCAAAATCGCTGTACCTGCCGCGAGCGGGTCAGGATGACGGCGTTGAGCACCGGGGTCTGCTCGACCATCGCGCGCAGCATCGAAAAGCTGGCCGAGGAGGGGCGCTCGAAGTAGTCGCCGTAGGCCATGACCTGCAACCGATCGAGCAGCACCGAGCGCATCCCCCTTTGGCGGGACTCGCGCCGCTGGCCCGTGAACGGGAGGATCTGGGCCTTGCGCAGCGGCTCGGCCTCCAGGTACTGGTCGCGCAGGTAGCCGGCCAGCTCGGAGACGTTCCCGGTGTCTATGCCCGTGGGCAGGTAGGTTTTCTGCAGGTCCGCCGCGGCGCAGATGCGCTCGGAGACGGATGCGCGAGAATCGAAGGCGGTACGGGCGCTGGGTTCGGTCATGACGCCTAGGGTAGCGTCACGACAGCGGGGCGCTCACACCCACAGCTCGCATCCGGGATCGGCCTCGCCCACCGTTACCGCCCGCTCGCTGCAATAACCCTCACGATAGGCCGAGCAGGCGCCGCAGGTTCCTGGCGCGGGGCGAGCTATCTGGGTGCGCAGGGCGTCGAGCGGACCGGGCGTCGCATCCTCCCCCTCGTCGAGCCACAGGGCGGATCGGCGGTTGCGGATGATGGGCGAGAGAGCGTAGCGCACGGCGTCCCAGAGGTGCTCATTGCCCGGCGCTAACGCCGGGAGTACATCCCCGGTCAGCCGGTCGGTCCGGAAGCTCCACAACCGCGCCTCCTCGGCGGCATGCTTGCAGCGCTCATGAATCGCGATCCGCTCGAAGCTGCGCAGAAACTCGACCCCGTCCTCCACCGATCCCGGCCACTTGGCGGCGGGCTGTACATTCCAGCCCCGATTAGCCAGGTGGTTGATGGTCTCGGGTCGCGCGCTATCGGCCCGGATCAGGGCCTCGCGGGCCCGGGGAACCCGCGCGAACAGCTCCGGGGTATCGTCCAGGGCCACCTCTACCCCATAGGCTTCGTACTCGACATAGAGGGTGCGGGCGTCTATCCAGCAGCGCACCAGGGCGGTGGGGTCGCGCGCAAAGCCCCAGTCGGCCCCGTAGTACGGGCCCTGCCAGTGACTCTCGGGCTCGAACGCATCGATGATCCACTTGCCTCCCAGCACCTGGGCATCGCTACGGGTGCGACACTCGCCAAGCCAGACATGAGCATAGGCGTCGGGGTCGGTGCGGGCCATGTAGGCGCGCTCGGCCTCAAGATCGGGCGGGAACCAGGGGTTCTCGTCCCAATTCACCTTGCGCACGATGGCGTTGGGCGGAGGGTTGGTCACAAAGCGCCGATAGGTGGGATCGGTCGCCTGGTCGGGGTTGAAGCTGATCCAGATTTCCGACCCGGGCACCCGAACGGTCGGGGTCAGCAGCGCCCAGGAGTCTTCACTGACCGCTTGCGCCTCCTCTACCCAGCACAGATCAATGCCCTCCATGGATTTAATCTCGGCGGTGTTATGACGCATGCCCTTAAAAATGAACTCCGAGCCGTTATGCCCGCGCAAAAAGGATTGGCCTACCTCGAAGCGATCCGAAAGGCCCATCGCGTCCACTTGATCGGAGAGTAGACGATGCACCGAGTCGCGAATGCTGATCTGCAGCTCGCGGACGCAGAGGATACGCAGGGTCTTCTCGGCGGCGCGCAGCAAGATCATGCGGGCAAGGGTCCAGCTCTTGCCGCTCCCGCGGCCTCCGTAGGCTATCTTGAAGCGCGCCCGGGGCTCGAAGATCCCGGCCCAGGGCGGAAGATCGCGGCCACTGTGGCCACGACGGGATTGCCGGCGCCGCCGAAGCTCTAGCTCAGCCGCGGCGCGCAGGTGGATGGGGGGTGCCGTGGGCATGAAAGATCGCGATCAATGTGCAAGGCCCCGATCGCCGCATAAACGGCGGGCAAGAGCCTCGCTAAAATACCCACTCGGGACATCATCTTTCAAAAATCGAAACCAATATGCAGGCATTACAGTTTCCCCCTCACAATCGCTTCAAGCTCCGCGTCGCTGGCCCGGGAGATGTCGATCTTGACCACCGGATCTTCCAGGTTCCAGGCAACGCGCTCTCCCTTGTGCCGCAGGATTAGCATTTCCGCTGTAATTTTGGCGTGCTTTCCCTCCTCGAAATCAGCGGGAACCGAAGCGAAATACTCTCGGTGGTCCTGCCACTCCTGGCGGTGCTTGATGACTACCAGGGCCGCCAGTTCCGCGGCGGAATCGATAGCCTCTTCGGCTTTTTTTAGGTTGCAGGCTGCAACCTTGGTTGCAACTCCTGCAACTTTGGCTGCAACTTTGCGACGGATCGCTCCATCCACGTCCTGCGGATCTGGCCACCCATCGCGCTTCGCTCGCTTTTGGATGGCTTGGTGGCTGATGTTCCACTTCTTAGCCAGCGCCGGAAACGATGAGCCCGCCCACCGCTCCGCCTGGAGAGTTTGCCACTGGTCCTGAGTCAACCCGGGCACGACTTTTCTCCCACATAGCCTGCGACTACCCGGCTCGGCTGTTCCGGGGTAGGTTGCGGATTGATCCGGCAACGCAATCCCGACAGCCGCCCGCGCACCAATTTAGCCCCGCACACGCACAGCGCCTCCACGTGCCCAATCGCCTCGGCGTCGCAATCGGCGCAGCGCACGATGGTCTTGTTGTCCGATGCCCTGCGCCGCAGCAGTCGCCCAAAGCACACCCGGCAAATGTGATCGAGGATTTCCCATTGCTCGACAGGCACCGGGTCAGATCCCAGGCAATAAGCTGCCCTGCAACGGCCCCCCGTAGGGGACCCAGCGCCCAAGGGTCGCGCCGCTGTCGCGCTTGAGCGCCCAGAGCGCTACCTCGATGCGGCTTGCGGCCAACACGGCTATACGCGCCCCCAAGAGGCTCAGAGAGAGTCTGTCCACCGTCAGTGGATTTCTAGGCGCCCTGCCGCGGCGATAGCGACCGCGCGCGGCTTCCCGTTCACGGTTGTAGCAACTGACGCAAAGTTGATTGCGGATCAGCCGCGAGCCGGTATTTCCGCAACGCACGCACAGGGTCTCGGGCAAGGTTGCCTTCTGGCATGAGACGCCCGCATTCAGTGCCCCGATTTCGCAGCCGCGACACAGCGCGCCCCGTTCCCACGCGCTGGCCTTTCGCCCGCGTTGCCACAAGGCGGCGCAGGCCACGGGCGTCAGGCGCAGTTGTCCCGGCATGCGCGGGCAGGCGAACAGGACCGGCTCGGTCATGGGTGCCCTGGCATTACGATGCGTACCTCCACCCGGCCGGGAGGCTCGATCCTGGCCCGGACAATCTCCAGTCGGTCGATCTGGCCATCGTCGCCATACACCCCGCCATGCGCCAGCGCGTCCAGGAGGCCCTTGAGCAGGTTGTCGAGGTCGCGGGTACGCCTGTCGGGGGGGAAGGCATCCATCGCGACCGATAGGCTACCGCGCAGCGGGGGGGCACCTTGCAGGGCCTTGCGGCACAGCGCGCCCACGGTGGATCGGTACTCGCGACCCGCCTCGCTGATCAGGGTGCGGCTGGGCAGGTGGCGCCAGTAGTGGTTGAGGCTGGGCGGCCAGGGGAGGGTTAGGACAAGTGCCGTCATGCGACCAGGGCTAGATATTGGCTAGGGCGGGTGACGGCCACGTAGAGGGCGCGGTTAAACTCGAAGACCGAGCGCATGCGCAGCAAATCCCGCAGATCCAGGATTGCCGTATCGAAGGTAGACCCCTGGGACTTGTGCACCGTCATCGCATAAGTATGGCGCAGCGGCGCGAACGATCGCCGCAGCGACCAGGCCAGAGCGGACGCGGCTTGCGCTTGCTCGTTCAGCGCAAGCGCAAGCCGCCGATCCCCCGCCTGGTCGGCTTGAGCCTTGAGCTTGCGCCAATCGGAAAATCCGCTGGCGACCGCCCGCTCGTGCGCTTCCTGGCAGTTAGGCACGTATACCCGCACACGCTGGCCGTCCTCGCGCTCCAGCACGATCCGATGGGCCGGAATGTCGGGCCACGCAGGACAGCCCTCGTCGCTGACTTCCAGAACCGTTGCCTCCTCGTTCGTAATGAGCACCGTCTTGGCCGATCCGGCGCTGCGGCCCTCCATGACCTGAGCGTCGCACTGGGCATGCGCCAGCACCTGTTGCCCTACCACGAACGGATACTTGGTAACGCCGTGCAATTGCTCGTGGATGACCCGGTTGTAGTGCTGGACCGCCTGGTTGGTAAAGGCCAGCACGCGGGCATCGCGCCCGGCCCGCAGCTCGTAGAGGGCGAAGCTCGCCAGGGTACCGGCGTCTCCGTGCACAAGCGCCGCCCTGGGGTGCTCGTGTAGCGGCGGGACCGCCGCGGCGATGTCCGCCAAACCGATCGCGCGGCCCTCTTCGGTGGCGCGGCGGATAACCGTTCCCAGCGCAATGATAGGATTGTCCGCCGCTTGGCGCACGATCTCGCTTAAGCTCACCTGTAAGGAGATCCGCTCAAAGGTTGGACTGGCGCGACCGAGGGCGTCGCTCACTGGAGGGAGCTGCGCCGAGTCGCCGACAAACAGGATGCGAGTTCCGCGCTTGGCCAGGATGATGTGCTCCAGCATCTTGTCGTCGATCATCGAGCACTCGTCCACGACGACCGCGTGGTAGCGGTGCAGCAAAGATCCGCGGGGACCTTGGCGGCAGTGTTGCGAGCCATCCTCCCGTTCCACCAGCCGTAGCCCCAGCAGGCTATGGATCGAGCCGAACTCGATTAGCCTGCCCTGGTCAAGCTCGAAGCCGTCGAGGGGCTCCTCGGCGACCGTGCACCCGGCGTTTACGATTTTCTCGCGCAGTACCTGCACCGCCTTGTTGGTCGGAGCCGCCACGGCGATGCGCAAACCGCGATCGCGCAGCTCGGCAAGGAGCCTCCCGACCAAAAATGTCTTTCCCGTGCCGGCGTACCCGCGCAACAGCGCCATGGCGTACTCCGTTTTCCCCAGGAGGAACGGTTTGAGGGTATCGAAGGCGACCGCCTGTTGGGGGGTAAGAACCGGCGTTTGGGCCGAACTGTGCATAAGTCTGTGGATAAGCTGTGGATACGCTACGAAGTGGGAGACAATGGGAGACGCCCGGTCTCCCACTTCGTCTCCCGCCTTAATTGATGTAACATCATGATATGAATAAAAAAAACTTAAAGTGGGAGACTGGGAGACGTAATATTAGGTTTTATCTTTATAATATAGGGTGCTAAAAATGCGCGTCTCCCTGTCTCCCAAGTTGTGGATAACTCGGAAAACTCATTGCATTACGCGTAGTTACCGCTGACAAATTGGGAGACGAACTGGGTGACAAGGCGTCTCCCATTTTATTATTACGGTTAATATTCATACAGTACCTCGCTTGACGTATTTTTCGGCTACTAAACGCTTGCTGGTCCGCTTGGTTTTCTGGTTGTACAGATCTAGTTCAAAGAGGGTCTCGTCATCGAGCATTTGTTGAAGCAGATCGGCACGCTTATCCGCGGACAACGAACGAAAGGCCCGGCAGTATTTGTGCACATCACGCCGGGCAAGTCCGGAGCTCCGGCAATCCAGGATCTTGGTCAACACCTGCTCGTAGATACTCGGCTTGCCGTCATCGGTATTCAGGGTCGCGAACCGGTCCACCACATCGGACACCCGATCCCGAACGTAGGCCCCGGACCAGTGCAGAATCTCGGCGGTAACCGCCGGGCGGTCAGGGTTGGCCCATACCGCCAGACCGGCGGCGACGCGGCGCACCTGCGCCCTGGCAGCCAGGAGCAGGGAGCGCACCCCGCGGTCGGCGGAGACCGCATCGAGGGCGGCATAGACAGGTTCGAGCGGCGATAGAAACGGGACTACCGTCTGTTGCGGGTGCATGTCCGCGGCGATGTTGCTGAAGAGGTCGGCCAGGGTCAGATCGGCCGCGCCTCCCGGGCGGGCCACGCGACGGATTCCGCGCAGCTTATCGCAGATCCAGGCCGGCGCGGGGATGTCCTCGGGGTCGCGCTCGATGACTGAGCGCTCGTCACCGATGGCAAGCAGCAACTGTTGCAGCGCACCGCGCCCGGTCTCGGACTGGCGCATCAGGGTAGCCAGGTGATCGGTGCCCACCAGGGCCAGCAGGGACAAGCAGGGGGCATGGATGACCGGTTGCTCGTCGTTTACCTGGCCGGTGCCCGGGCGAAAGCCTGCGTCTTCGGGTCCGTCGAGCTGGATGGACTTGCCGTCGTACACGCTGGCCAGGAGCGACAGCGCGTGCTCCTGGGAGCCGCTCGGCTGCCGGCGCGAAAAGGCGGAGACACCTCCGTAGTCGTCGCTCAGATAGAGCGCGGCGGGCGAGCGCAGCAGCGTCTTATAGACGGCCTGCGGCGAGGTCAGCCGCGTGCCGCGGACCATGCGTCTAAGTCCGGCGGCGGCCATGATCTGACCGACCGCGTGATAGGCATAGCGTAGCTCGCCCACGCTGCGCGCCGAGGCCCCCAGGTACAGCGATAGGGGATCGCCCTGGGGCGTGACGTAGAGCCGGGAGGCGGCCACGCCGACCAAGCACAGCACCGCCTGCTGGGTCACCACCGGATAGGCCACCGCGGCGGCGCGCTCGATCCAGGCGGCCAGATCGTTAAGCTCGGGCACAGGGAAGGGCCGAACCAGGGGCGCGCACTCTTCCACCACCTCCGATTCGGGGACTCGGTGATTGGCCTCCTCGAAGGTCATCCCCGTAGCCACCTCGAAGGCCAGTGCCTCCTTGGATTGGGGATTGACCCAGCCGTGTTTCTGGGCCAGCGCGAACACTGCCTGGTAGCCGGTGGAGCGGGGCTCGAATCCGGCCCACTTGCGGGCAGCGGTCTTGGCGTCGTACTTCGCGCTGCCCTGGCTCCAGGTCAGCCACAACCCGCGCCCGATAGTGCCCAGCTCGCGCAGGGCGTGGCCCATGCCGATCCATATTTCGTAATCGTCGGCGGAAATGAATCTCAGCGCCTGGCTAAGCTCCAGTTGGGTGCGCACATCGATGGCGCGCTCCACGACGACCGCGGATGGATCGCGGCGCCGCTCGGTCGATTCCCAGAACGCCCGCACCGCGGCCACCCGGTCGGCCGGTACGTCGCAGATGTCGTCGGGTACACCGTCGAGCCGATGCCCGGTGATGGTGATGTAGCGCCCGCTGTCCCAGGCCTGTAGATGGGCGGTGGAGATGGCCGATCCCAGATCGCCGCGGCCGAGCACGCGGATTCCGGTGCCGCTGGGGCTGATCTCCGCATAGGTGCCGATCCAGCGCACCGCCTTGAGCACCTCGGGGTCGATTTCTCCGGTGTGGGGATTGCGCACGTGGTCGAAGTCGAAGGCGAGGATGGCGTCGTGCTCGGTCAGGACGAAACCGATCCCGGAGTACGGTTGATCGGTTTCTAGGCTTTCCTGGTAGGCAGAGAGAACGAAGGCGAAGTCGCACCAGGTAGATGGGTCGTTGCTGCTGGCCTTGAGCCCGTTGGGCTGATAGGGGACCTTGGTTATCCCGGTGCCCGTCGCCTTGGGCTGGGCGCGCCACAACACCCATTGGGCGATGCGTTGCAGCGCCATCGGGATACCCTCCGGGCGCGCGTCCAGCCCAAGCCAGGCGTAACGCGGATCGGTGCCCCCCGGCATCGCGGTATCCATGCGGCTATCCCTGTCCGGCATAGCGACGCTCCTTCAACTCCAGATCCCGCTGGCACTCGACGCAGCGGCCGTATTGCTGGCGCAGCGCGGGCAACGGATCGCCGCACTCAAGGCAATGGGCCGACCGGCGGGCATGTCCGCGCAGCCGCGCGGCGGCCAGGGCGTGATTGAGCTCAAGTTCGATGGTCTGCTGCGCGCGATCCGCTTCGTCCATGGTTTCTCCCCCCGATCTTATTGGACCGTCACGACCGCATCCGCGGCCAGAAACAGCGCGTCGCGGCTGCCGTCGTTGTGGATGATTACCTCGCCATCGAGGGGCTCGACGCCCTGCTCGGACTCGTGCTCGCGTACCGGGGCGCAGGCGCGGCGCAGGTGGATGATCCGCCCGCCCCGCTCCCGGACCCATGCGGCCTCGTTGGGGTAGCGCACATCGGCCCACACCAGATGGGTGACGCGCGCCAGCGGCGAGCCCTTGAGCTGACCCAACCGATACTCGGCCTGCCGCAGCCAAAAATCAGGGTGAACCCGGCGCATCGCCGAGCCCAGCTCCTGGAACAGCACGCGGGGGACGATCCCGGTTTCCGGATCGGGAATCTCCTTGCCGGGCCCATCGATGTGGTATTGGCTCCAATGGGGCATCAGTCGCTGGGCCATCCATTTGATGGGATCGGCGAAGGTGAGCACCGTGAAGTGGTGCTCGTCGGCGAGGTAGCGCGCCAGGGTGCTCTTGCCGGTGCGGGCCAGGCCGGAAAGTCCGAGCCAGATAGGCGCTCTCATGCCGCGATCCAGGTGACCACAATCAGAGCCATCAGCGACAGGGAACAAAAGGCCAGCACACCCATGGCGGCGGCGACCAGGAGACTCATCAGGATGAGCGCTTTCATGACCAGTGGATTCATGCAAATTCCCTTGTGCGGTAGCTCACCCAATCGGCCAAGGTACGGGAATTGACCCTCAGCTCGGCAGCGATGGTGCCGAGGCTCCAGCCCGCCTCGCGCAGCACCCGTGCCCGAGCAACCTGGGCGTCGGTATAGCGCGCCCGCTGGTGCCCCTGGTCCACGCGGCAGTCGCCACGGGCGCGGGCGGTGAAAGGGTGAATCGGGGCGAGGTCATGCGACGCGGTCCTGGGGGGCAGGCAACGCCGGCGGGGCGGCCCTGCCGGTCGAGCGTCTGGAGCCCACACTGAGTTCCTTTCGGCGGTGG